TTTTTTGATACAACTTGGTCTTCATTAACGTCAAATGAAGCAGTGATAGATTTAGTACTATAATCTTTTTTAATCTTAGCAATCCTGTCCGCATATGGAACTTCACCCGGTACGTCAGGAGAGTATTTACGACCACCAGATTTTGTTAATGTACCTTTCCATTCTCTACCGTGTTGTCTAATAGCATCTTTTTCCGAACGAAATTTTGCAAACCTAGCCGGGCCCGCAGCTGTATTTTTTGTTTCACTATCTTGATTTTTGCGAGCCTTCATTCCGACTAAATTGCCTGCAGCTGATGCTGATTTACCCCATCCACTTTCATGTCCAGCCTGTGAAGCATACATATCTGGGTTTGGATGTCCTACTGATTTAGCCATATCACTTCTTTTTTTATACCAAATTTCTCTACCCTTTCTAGTTTTCGGGTGGTGTTTGCCAATACCATGTCGTACCATGTCGGGTGCCGGACCTGTTTTTGAAAGTCCTTTTGGTACTCCTGCCATTGGAATTTTCTGTGATGATTTTGGTTTTGACACTGGAGCAGCAGATTTTGGAACTGTCGTTTTCTTAGGACTAACAGGTTTACTTTTTGAAGGTTTGGGATCGTCAGCACGGCGAGTATTGTATTTTTTACCTTTCCAACTAAATGTACCACTAGGCCCTCCAGCCTTTTTACGAGCAGCAGAAAATGCTTGACCAAAACTCTGCGTATCCTTTTTCTCTGGAGCAGATGGTTTAACTTCTGCTTTTGGCGGTGGTGCTGTTTTTGGTACAACATCAGGTTTCTTTTGTAATCCAACCTCTGGACCACCACCATATGATGCCGCTGCCTGCTTTTTAGTCATAGCAGGTTTCGTATCCTCTTGTATTTCATCTACAAACTCTTTAAACGTAAACATGTTATCTCCTATTTCATACTCTGCCTTTAATTCTTGAGGAAGTATCTTTTTAGCTACAAGAGTATTAATATACTTAACAAACCCTCTTATATCAACCCCATCATGTTTACGAGCAACTTCTGAAGCAGCTTTGGATGGATGTTCCTGATACTTCTTTTGTTTCATAAGTTCAGCATAATCTTGTACCATTACACCATAATCTTTCGGATGAGTCATTTGATTGAGTTTTGCGATTACCTTATTCCACCAATCCTCATTAAGTTTATCTTCTCTCAACCGTGGCTCTCTACGATTATCAGATGGGTCTTCATTATCTAAATTACTAGGATCATTATTCATAGGATCATTATCTTTATGTCCTACATCCATTCCTATCTTGGTCCTATCTCCCATAACCCTACGAGCTTTGTTTCTTGAGGATCGACGTTCAATCTGTTCTGGGCGTGAGTGGTAGTTCGCATATTCCTTTGAGTAGTTTCTTTCTGTAAGAGTTGCACCCTTAACCATACTTTGATCCAACTTAACAACCTCGGCACCAGTTGCGTATTTTGCAGCAGGATGTTGCTTTAACATTTGTTTTGCAGTTTTAGCAAGTTCCTTTTCAGTTCCAAGAAAAATCTCTGTCTTAGGTAGTTTTGTTTCTTTACTACCCGGCAGACCACCCTTAACTGGCGGAATTTCTTTATAATGAATTAAAAGAGCGTGAGTTGCACCACGCAAATCTCTAGTCCCTATTGTATGAGTTTTACCTTTATTATCCTTCACTGTGACTTGCACAGGGAAAGCTTCATCAAGTTCAATCTCATGCAACCATGCCTTATGAACCTTACCGTCCTCTGCTACAAATGAGAGATAGTTTGTTCCCTTACGAACAACCTCACCAACAATTCCTTTTGCTTCTACTACGTCACCTACATTCCAAATTTGTCCTGTAAGATATGCATCACGCAATGTTTCGAAATCTGTCATATCTCCCATGTCTCGTTCTTCACGAACACCCATGTATTTACGAACATCTCTATAGAGTTTCTTACCATCAGAAATTCCAGAAGAAATTCCTTGAGAGAAAGAATCAAAATCTCCATCAGCTGCAGCTGCTCTCATCTTGGATGCAGACATACCTTCTACACCCTCGGCATCAGGATCACGCTCTCCAGCACTTACAATCTTAATACTGTCAAACTTATAGTAACCATGCCCCTTACCTTCCACCCCATTATATTGGTTAAGCATATCATCAAAAACTTTAACTCTATCAGAACCAGCAACCATAACAAGATTTTTATATCCCTGATCGTATAATTCTACAGCAATCTCTATTGCATTTTTTGATTTACTAATAACAATATTTTTTGCATACTTCTTAAACATCTTTCTCATATATGCAGTTTTCAGTGCTTGCGGCAGAGGATCACGCTTGGGGTTTTGTGAATGAGAAGGATATATGCGATATGGATTTGAGCCAGCAATTGAAGCTACCTTCTGGATAAGTTTTTCATGTCCAGTTGTAGGTGGATTAAAACGTCCATAAGCAAATACAATAGTTTCTTTTGCTTCTACCAAATCTCTAAATTTACGCATATTCTATATCTCTTTTAGTGCAGCTCTTGCTTTCTTCACTCTTTCTATTTCAGTTTTTTTAAGTTTCATAAGAAGTTTTTTAGAAACCTTGTCTATCTTCGCACCATACTTCTGCATGATTTTATTATCTACAATAACTCGTTGCTGCAAAGACATGCCGTCATAGCTAGGATAAAACTTATCTCTAAATTTTTGGATGGTTTTCTTTCTTGCAAGGAGAGCTAACTTGCCAGGAGTACGCATTCTTAATGCAGCACGCTTCTTTTTCATTTGGATGGAGGGCATTCTTGCCAACTTTGCCATGCGGCGAGCAAGTTTTTTTCGTTGCACAACAGACGCAACTTCGTACAATACTTTAAAAGTTTTCATTTATCCCAGGCCTTTATAGCGGTGAAGTTGTTATAAGAGAACTCCATACGATCTACTAGTTTAACCGCTCCACCACTTACTCTATCAATAGCAACGAATCCTTCAGGATTAGTTACCTTAAATCCATTTGTGGTCTTGATGAATGTATCAGTCAATCCCTTTATACTATTTAGTTTTTTGACTATTTGCATCTTAGCATCAACAAGTAAGTTCTGAAATATAATAATCTGTATTAAATTGTTTGTATACTTCTTAATCTCTCTTACATATTCCTTCTGAATATTTTCATATTTTTGTTTACCAGCAGGACTTTTTGCCTTGTCAATTTGTTTTTGAAGGGCCATTTCGACCCATTTAATATATCCCAACGCATGTGCTTTAGGGTCACTAATTGGTTCTCCCACCCTAACCTTACTATTATTATACGTTTTCAATGATGCACCCACAAGAGCCCCTGTCATACTTTGCTGTAATCTGAGGAATGAGTTTAGGTGGCCAGAATGGATTTTTCGAAATGTAGTTCCAACTTGTGATAGTATAGCAGTAACTTTTTCTGTCTCTGTCTCTGTAAATGTTGCCCTACCAGAAGCATCTTTGTATGTTGCGTCATCCATCCATACGCTTGATGGTTTATTCAGTGAAGATATGTTTGCACCAAAGGATGCTTTCATGTCCTGTAATACCTTACCAGTATATGTGGTATGCCAGACAATGCCAACCTTGGCCTTATTGATGGTATTACCTAATGCGCTACCAACAGGTATGGCATATACAATGGTATTGGGCTGAAAAGTATAATACTTGGCTCCATCAATGGTGTCTGTGGAAACATCATCAGTAAACATGAGGTCGCCTTGAAGTACGCCTTTAATACCTAACTTAGAAAATTCTGCAAGTGCAACCTTAAACTTTGAATTAAGTTCTCCAGATAGATCAGCATCAATCTCTGCATCTGTCGAGTATAATTTAGGAGCTGCGTTAAAGACAGACTTCTTCGCCACAAAAAACTTACCAGTATCAGGATTAATACCAGCAAATATAGCAGGAGCTCCATCCCACTTTACCGTCATATTTACAGATGATCTACTTCCACCCGCCAGCATATCTCTGAGAGAGCGCAGGAAGTTAAGTGCAGCACGTCCACCATCTACACCATAGTTGATGATCTCATCCTCTAGGTGTTCTAGGTGAAGGTTCTTGCCACCTTTGTCTTCT